GGCCGCATCCAAAGGAGAAAGAATACTTTCTCGCTAACAACGGGCGCGTATCGTACAGCATCGAGGTTTCAGAGCACACCCGTAGTTTTTGGGATATGTGTGAGCGCATGTACGGACACAAGCGGCTGGCGTACGAGGACCGCATGAACAAGAACAGGATCAAAGCACAGAGCTATCCAGAGTACAAGAAAGGCAAGGCAGAGCGCGAGGCGCTCGCGGCTAAGATTCGCGGCGTATTATTGAAGCATGCCAAAGAGGAGCACCAAGACGGACAGCAAGGCCAGCAAGCAGCTGCGCAAGAAACCACGTAAAAAGAAACTACTAACACATGCACAAGCAAAGAAGAAAGTCGACGAATGGTTTAGCAAATACGTTCGTTGGCGAGAAGCTGATAAAGACGGTTACTGTAACTGCATCACCTGCGGCAAGTCGCACCACGTTACCAAACTACACGCTGGCCATTTCGTGTCCCGTCGATACGCAATTCATAGGTGGGAGCCTGACAATGTCAGACCGCAATGCATTGCCTGCAACATTTACGGACAAGGAGAACAGTACCTTTTTGCACGATCTATTGAACGTGAAAAACGAGGACGAGCTGAGGAGCTTATGCGAACAAAGGACACGCCAAGAAAGTATACGGTTGGTGAACTACGAAACATGTTTGAACATTACAGGACGCTCGCCTTACGTATCGCACAGGAGAAGGATGTTATGCCTAAGCGATGAGGACCGTGACAAGTACAACAAGCTCAGAGAGGAGCGTTATGTACTGATGGCAGAGACCGTGGACTGTGGTACTGACGGACAGCGTGACTGGCGATGGAGGAGATGGAAGCGCATTAACGCCGAGTTGTACACAATGACTGGACACCGTGGATACCTGTACAGCTAATGCCTACCATACCACGTAAGCAGACGCCCGACCCACGCAAGAAGAAGCAGACGCGCGACAGGCCACAAGACAAACGCTACTGGTCAGGTGCATGGCGACGTGCGCGGTTGGCTTACATCAAGAAGCACCCGACGTGCGTGGTTTGCGACAGGCTGGCCAAGGTGGTGGACCACATCCAACCTGTCAGGTTAGGCGGTGAGTTTTGGGACAGCAGCAACTGGCAGAGCATGTGCGAGAGGTGCCACAATGCCAAGTCAGGCCGCGAAGCTCACGAGGGATAGGGGGTCCCGAAATCGACGAGCAAAAGGAACAGCATCGCAGTAGTAACCCCAGCAAAGTGTTACCCTTGTTTTGTCAGGATTTGCCAAGTAGCTTTGAAGCATGAACGATTTGACACCCAAGCAGCAGGTAGCATACGCTCGCATCAAGGAAGCGCTGCGCAGTGCTCGACACATCGGAGCGCTTGACGAAGACCTGCTGAAGATGGCGGCATGCTTGACCGTAGAGGTGAGCGAACTGCAGGCCATCATTGACCAAAAAGGATACACATATGAGACGGTCAACCGTGCAGGCGACACTATGACGAAGCACCGACCCGAGCACCAGATGCTGGTCGAATCCCGATCCAAGTACCTTGTGGTGCTGAAGGAACTGGGCATGACGCCCGCAGCTCGCAAGCGCATCGAGGTTGATGTGGAGATTGACGACGAACTGGAGCAGCTGCTGACGTTTAAGAATGCTTGAAGGTGAAGGCCACCAGTATGCGCTCGACGTGGTGCATGGCAAGCTGGTAGCCAGCAAGTACACGCGCAAAGCGTGCGAGCGGTACCTGACGGACCTTGACACCGCCGAGGAGCGCGGCCTAGAGTTCAGGCCAAAGACGGCGCAGGCGTACATCACCTTTTTCCAGCGAGCCATCAGGCACACCGTAGGCGAGTGGGACGGTAAGCCATTCGACCCACTTCCGTGGCAAAAGTTTATCTTGTGGAATCTTTACGGGTGGTTTCGTGAAGACGGCACTAGACGATTTAATTATGCTTATATCACGGTTGCTCGCAAGAATGGTAAGACGACTCTCATGGCAGGCGCTGCGCTCGCTGCTCTTTTCTTTGATCAAGAAAAAGCTGCTGAGGTTTATTTTGCAGCAACTAAGAAAGACCAAGCCAAAATTGGATTCGATGAAGCCCAGCGCATGGTCACCATTTCGCCGCCGCTTAGAAAGCACCTCAAAGCAGGCAAGCACGACATCAAAGCGCCGACGCTCTCGGCGCGGTGCACGTACCTGAGCTCAGAACGCGACACGCTCGACGGACTGAACGTCCACTTTGCAGGCATCGACGAATACCATGCACACACCACCGACGGCGTGGCCAATGTCTTGCGGTCAGGTATGCAGGCGCGTCGCAATCCTTTGCACCTCACGATTACGACCGCTGGGTTTAATCGTGAAAGCCCATGCTTTGAGCTGCAGAAGACGTGCAAGGAAATACTGGACGGCATCAAGCACGACGATGCTCAATTTGCTATCATCTATGAACTCGATGACGATGACGACTGGACCGACAGCAGCACGTGGATTAAGGCAAACCCGTCACTGGGTACCGCGCTGCGTGGCCAGCTGCTCGACAGCCAGCTGCAGCAAGCCATCAACCTAGGCGGCTCGCGCGAGGTAGAATTTAAGACGAAGCACCTGAACAAATGGGTGACGGCATCAAAGACATGGATACAGGATGAGGTATGGATGCTGAACAAGCGCGAGGCCAACCTCGACGGTCTCAAATGCTGGGGCGGCCTTGACCTTGCAAGCGTCAGCGACATGACTGCGCTGGTCATGTGCTATCCTGAAGACGGCGGCTATCACGTTCGTGGTCACTACTTTCTACCTGCCGACACAGTGCACCAAGTGTTGGACCGTGACCCGAGTCACATATACCGCACCTTTCTTGACTTGCCAAACGTACACCTGACTGACGGCAACGTGACTGATTACGCTAGCATTCGCCGAAAGGTGAGCGGCGTGATGAACAAACCCGAGGGCCAAGTGGTTGAGGAGTCGAGCCTCATGCACACGTACAACGTGCAAAAAATTGCGTTTGACAGATACAACAGCACGCAGATCGCCATCGACCTCGTTGACGACGGCGTGCCGCTGGTACCATTCGGTCAAGGCTTTGTTTCCATGAGTTCACCGACCAAGCAGCTTGAGGTACTGGTGCGCACTGGCAAGCTGTGGCACGATGGCGACCCTGTACTGCGTTGGGCGCTCGGCAACGTCGAGCTGAAGATGGACCCAGCAGGCAACATCAAAGCCGACAAACAAAAGAGCGGCGGAAAGATTGACCCGATTGTGGCCATGATTATGGGCATCGGCGAACACATGAAAAGCCCAGCAGAAGACGAGGGCTATTTTGAGATTATCAACCTTTCGTAACTTGCGGCCAATGGCTAACTGGTTCCAAAGAATTTTTCGGCGTGACGGCTACCAAGTAGCGTACACAGGCCACCATAGTTTTGCATCGCATTTGCGAGGTATCAGCACGCGGGCGGGCGCCTACGTGGACACCGAGTCAGCCATGGGACTCTCAACGGTGTACGCATGTGTGCAGCGCATCAGCAGCACGATCGCGCAGCTGCACCTCGACGTCATGCGCCGCACCGAAAACGGAGTGCAAGTCAGCGTCGGTCACACCATTCAGGACCTCATCAGCGTAGAGGCAGAAGAAGGCTACACAGCATACGACTTTTGGCAGACCTACGTGGCCAATATCTTGATTTACGGCAAGGCGTATGCCATCATCAAGCGCCTGCCAAATGGCGACCCGTATGAACTGTGCATTGTCAACCCTAAGTCCGTGAAGGAAAAGATGGTCGACGGTGAGGTGATGTACGAGGTCAAGGACCGTGGCGTTTACATGCACGCCGACATGCTGCGCGTCTGCAACCTGTACGGCCAGAGCCCAATCGAATTACACCGCGAGATGCTCGGACTGGCGAAGGCGGCGCAGGACTTTGCTGCTGAGTTTTTTGGTAGTTCAGGCAACATGACGGGGATACTGTCAAGCAATGAACCACTCAAAAAGGAGCAAATCGACATCATCAAAGACAGCTGGAACAACAGCGGAGACCAGCTGGGCACCAAACTGCTTCCCTTCGGTTTTAGGTATGACCGCATTGCTGTTGATCCAGAAAACGCAAGCCTAACCGAACAGCGCGACTTTTTGAATCAGGAGATATGCCGAATCTTTGGCGTACCGCCGAGCCTCGTGGGTGTGCAGTCTAATGTGACGTACAGCAATACGGAGCAGCAGGCCATCCAGTTTGCCAAGTACACCATCGTACCATGGACTCGGCAGATAGAGCAGGAAATGAACTGCAAGCTCATTGCACCTGACGAGCGCTTGACGCACTTCACGCGCTTCGACCTTGCCGACCTTTTGCGAGGCGACAGCGTAAGCCGCGCCCAGTATTACGACACGCTGGTCAAGGCAGGCATCATGAGCATTAACGAGGCTAGAAAATCAGAGGACCTTTCGACCGTTGCAAATGGCGACGCTCACATGGTCCAAGTCAACCAGATTGCGCTGGACAAGCTTGACGAGTACAGCGCTAAATTGAGTAGTAATGGAGAATAAAGAGAACGCGCACGTTGAAGAGCTGCGCAACAAATACGGCGAGAACGTAGAGCTACGGACCGCACAGGTGCGAGCCGCTGGCGACGATTCGCTGGTCATCGAGGGCTACGCTGCAAACTTTGAGCAGCGCACGGACCTTGGATATTTTAAGGAAGAAATTGCACGCGGCGCCTTTGACGACGTGATGGAAGACGACGTGCGGTTGCTGCTGAATCACGAAGGCGCACCGATGGCACGCACTACGAACGGCACGCTGGAACTGAGCATTGACGACACGGGCCTCAAGTACCGTGCAGCTTTGGCCGACACGCAAGACGGTCGCGACCTGTACAAGCTGATCAAGCGCGGCGACATCACGCAGTCATCTTTTGCGTTCACGATCGCCGAACAAGAGTGGAGCGAGGACCGCAGCGTGCGCAAGGTGGTAAAGATGGCTAGGCTCCTAGACGTAAGCCCAGTGACGTATGCCGCGTACCCTACGACCTCCGTGGCAGCGCGGGAAATGGCG